TGTGGATATTCCTAAGGATAAACTTAGAGAACTGCTCTCTGATGGTAAAACAATAAATTGGATTGCTTCTTACTTTGAATGTGATTGGTCGACTGTTAAGGCGAGGATTTACGAAAATCCAGACTTATTGGAGGGAGAATAACCCACAGTGGTATCTAGCAAGGTTCGAGCCCTTGCGTGGGTATAAGCCTAGAATTTAAAAAAAGAATGGAGGAACTCCTTTGCAATTTCTAAAAGTACAAGTCAGTTGGTTACTAGGCGCTGCTGGCAAGGCTGAAATTAAAAATAGAAAGCGAGGAAATCTTTCTAAAATTTAAGTTACTTCTACAATCTAACGCAGCTCTAGCAGTCGGCTGTTATTATTCAAGGCGAGAGCCTGCCCAAAAAGAAAAAGCCTGCTTGCGCAAGCTCTCCTTTAATATGAAATTATTCACTAATATTATACCATGTTTGAGGAGTGGCAGGATGAAAACTTGTGAACGTTTACGAAAAATCAAAGCGCTTGACAGATATATTGAAAGTCAAATGAATCAATTACAAAAGCTAGAATCTCAAGCACTCAAAATCAACGCCAGTCCATTACAAGCTGATAAGGTTCAAAATGGAAGTTGTAAGAAGAAAGATGACTTATATATTGAATTGATGGCAACACGAGAAGAGATTGAAGAATATGCTGCTAAAGCTTTGAGAGAGAAGCGAGAGTTTAGAAAACAGATTGCAGAAGTTGAAGATAGCAATGCTAGAACTCTATTACAAATGGTTTATATTGAGCAACTTCCTATCAATGAAATATGTGAGCGATTTGACGGAATAAGTGAACCAACATACTATGTCTGGTTGCGCAAGGCGGAAAAACTTTTAGAGGATTGACTATTTCAATCCTCTTTTTTTTGCGATGGGGTGTTTTGAAAACACGCCACGGGTGGTATTGAATTTTATAGTAAATTATAGTAATTAATAGTAATAAGTAATGATATACAGTAATCAATAACGCATTATAATCATGAGGTGGTATTATAGTAGTATCGAATAATAAGGATAAGGCAGTAGCGACAGCTATTGTCTTTTATTTATGCAAAGAAAGGAGTGATGAGGTTGCCAATGGTACGCAGGTGTAAATATACAGGCTGTCATACATTAGTAGAAAGACCTGCATATTATTGTGACAAGCATAAGCAATATGAGGCTGAGTATGCTAAGCAGCGTGAGACATATAGTCGTACGTATTATAACAAACGAGTTCGCAACAAAGACGAAGCGAACAAAGAACGTTATAAGTTTTATCGTTCGCAGGTTTGGTCTTCACTTCGTAAGCTAGCTTTGGAACGTGATAACTATCTTTGTCAGTATTGCCTTGCTCTAGGTGTGGTTCGACCTAACAGCAAGATTGGCGACCACATTCTTCCTGCTGAGGTCTTCCCAGAGCTTAGGACGGACCTAAGTAACATCGCGACGGCTTGTAGAGACTGCGACAATGTTAAAAGAACGTTGGAACAAGAGATCTATGGCACAGGGCGAGGAAACACGCATAGAAACACGAATTTAAGGCTCACAGTGAGCCAGTGGGCTGGATTAATAGCCCGTAAAAAGAGAGACGTCCGAGAAGGCCCTTAAAAAGCCCATAGCGCCGTTTTAATACTCGGGAATATAATTATATTCGAGGCGTTTTAAAATGACCCCCGCCCTCCTTCTCGTGCCAAGGAGAGCCGCCACAAGGTGTTCTCTTACACCGCAGACCAATTTTTCAGATTTTTAGGGGGTGTCATAAAGAGTTTTGAAAGGAGAAATGATGAGTGGTTAAAAATCCGTACTATCAGCAAAATAACAAGCGTTTACCCAGCGACCCGCCGAACCATTTGGGGACAGTGGCAAGGGAAGTTTGGCGCAAAATCGTTCCGTTTTTAGAAAGTACACAAAAGGTTCAACGAATCGATACGTTTTTGGTTGAAACTTACTGCACGAATTATGAAATTTACAAAATAGCGTACGAGGACATTAAGCAAAACGGCATTCAGCAGGAAATGAAGAAGCCAATTCAAGCGCAAGGGTCTGGTGAAATCTTGGGAGAACAGTCGCTTGGTTTTAGAAAGAATCCAGCCGTTGCTACAATGAAAGACGCAGTGGACACCTTGAATAGAATTGGTGTGCAACTTGGCTTAACTCCTAAAGGGCGTCAGGAACTCATGGAGATCGCTGGGGAAGACACGAACAAGGCTTCGACAGCAGAGATGCTGAAGGAATTTTTAGGAAAATAAGGAGGTGATGCAGTGAAAACAAACTTGATAAAAACACACGATATTGACGCGGCGTATAAAGAATTTGATTTCACTGACGTCGCCAAAAAATATCAAGACGCTGGCACGAAGTATTGTTTTGACGCTTTGGAAGGTCGAATCATGGCGGGTTACATGATTAAATTAGCATGTTTCCGCCATTTGCGTGATTTGCAAAGACAAGGTAATGACGACTTTCCGTATTCTTACGACACGGACGAAGCAGCTAAGTTACTTCGCTTCGCTAGGATTTGCCCAAACGTAGACACTGGTGAGCCAACAAAGCTGATGGCTTGGCAAAAGTTCATCTTATGTATGCTTTTTGGTTGGAGAAATGCAAACGGCGGAAAACGTTTCAGCCGTGCGATTGTTTCAGTCGGTCGAGGCCAAGGGAAAACGTACTTGATGGCTATTCTTACGGCGTATTCGTATTTTATCGAAAGCCTTGGTCTTTCCAATCAGGACTATCTGGTTACATCAATCAACTTCAAACAAACGAATAAATTGCTTGGATACATCAAATCAATGATGAAGCAAATAATCCAAAACGAACCCTTCAAGAGTTTGGCAAATGAAACCGAGCTAGGCTTGCATAGTGACCAAGTTATTATGAAGGCGAACAACAACGTTTTAAGGGCTATATCTGCTGAGAGTGGGCAATATGACAGTTTTCATTTTACAACGGCTATTTTTGATGAAATTGGAGAAATTGAAACAAGGGATGCGGTTTCTAAGATTGTTTCTGGGCAAGTGAAAGTGCCCAACAGGCAATTCGTTCAAATCTCCACCGCCTACCCGAACCCATCAGTTCCTTTCAGAGAAGACCAAAAGATTTTGCAGCAAGCCATGGAAGATGACGATAATCGTGACGCCGATACGTATCTTTGCTTAGTTTGGTCGCAAGATAACCTTGACGAAGTTTTCCAACCAGAAACGTGGGCAAAGAGCAATCCACTGCTAGACTTGGAGAGCGAACGTGAGAACCTCATGAAAGGGTTAATGGACAAGCGCGATAGCGACCTGCTAAGTGGTAACCTAGCAGACTTCCAAGTTAAAAACATGAACTGCTGGCTGCTTGCTGACAGTAACAGCTTTCTTGATTTAAAAGATATCGAAAACGCGGTCATTCCTGAGTTTGATAGACGTGGTAAACGTGTTTATGTTGGTCTTGACGCTTCTATGTTTAGCGATAACACAGCGATTGGTTTTGTTTACCCGTATTTAGGCGAAGATGGTAGCCAAAAATGGCACATTGAGCAGCATAGTTTTATTCCTTGGCAGCAAGCAGGTTCGTTAGAAGCAAAAATGGAGCAAGATGGTGTTAACTATCGAGACTTGGAAGCTAAGGGATTTTGTACCATCACAAGCCACCCACAAGGGCTGATAAACCCTGAAGAAGTTTACCGCTGGTTTGTTGATTATGTCGAAGACAACGCATTAGACGTTGTCTTTTTTGGATATGACGCGATGATGGTTAGTAAGATTATCAAGGCGTTAGAGGCTAACACAAGTTTTCCTTTAATGCCAATCAGACAGCGCACAAGTGAGCTGAAAGATCCAACAAAGTTCCTTCAAACGCTATTCATTGAAGGCAATATTACACGCATTGATGATGAGATTATGCGTAAAGCTTTGATAAATGCAGTGATCAAAGAAGACAACATTGGTATCCAAGTAGATAAGATGAAATCGACTTACAAAATCGACGTGGTCGATGCAATCATTGATGGCATGTATGACGGTATGTATGCGTTTGAAGACTATGCAATCACAAACAACCCTACATGGAAAGTAGAGCATATGTCACAAGAGGCTGTTTTGGATTGGTTAAAAAACCCAGAAAGCGGGCTATTGGACGAATATTAGAGGTGAAAATAACAATGATTTTAAAGTTTTTAAAAGCAATTTGGGCTGTTTTTGATGTGATTATGTTCGTTTTAGCAGCAATTTCAGCTAATTTAACAACTTTTTACCAGCAGCACATCGCTTTTGGTATTAGTATGACAATCACATTCATTCTTGCTGGTTTAATCAGTGAATTGATTTCTGGAAAAGGTAAAGAATGATGGTATCGGCAATTTTAAATGCAGCAATGGGAATGATGGGCGTATTTGCGTTCTTAGTATTTCTTGCTCTCAGCTTTGTCGCATTAGTACCTATTTTGGGCTCTGTTTATTGCTTAATCGCAGAAATTTATAAGTGGATTAAGTCAAAACTTGATTAAGCAGTCGCTTTAGAAAGGAGGTGAGAATATTTGCCGATTTTTAATTTTATGAATCAGACGACCGAAAGTCCGCCAGTTACACAATTCTTTGGTGATGATGATTATAACTTTCTGAAAGCCAATTTAACTGGCAACGAATGGGTGTCTGCTAAGTCAGCGCTGAAAAATTCGGATTTGTTTTCAATAATCAATCAGCTTTCGAATGATTTGGCTACAGTTCGACTCACTGCTAACAAGCGTATGCAAGGGATTATCGATAATCCAACGAATAATTCAAACCGTTTTGGTTTTTATCAATCTATCTTTGCTCAATTGCTTTTGGGTGGTGAGGCGTTCGCTTATCGCTGGCGTAACGAGAACGGACGTGACGTCAAATGGGAATTCTTGAGACCGTCTCAGGTTAGCGTGAACACGTTGAACTATGAAAATGGTCTCTATTATAACGTCACGTTTGATGATCCCAAAATTGGAGCGAAAATGAACGTTCCGCAGAATGACGTCTTGCATTTCCGCTTGCTTTCTGTTGATGGTGGCAAAACAAGTGTTAGTCCACTCATGGCGCTAACTAGAGAACTGAATATCCAGAAAGCTAGTGATAATCTAACGCTTAATTCGCTCAAGAATGCGCTAAATGCAAACGGTATTTTGAAAATTAAAGGTGGCGGACTTTTGGACTTTAAGACTAAGCAATCACGCTCACGTCAAGCTATGAAACAAATGCAAGGCGGCCCTTTGGTTTTGGACGACTTAGAAGACTTCCAACCGCTTGAAATCAAGTCAAATGTGGCTCAACTGCTTAGTCAAGCTGATTGGACAACTGGTCAATTCGCTAAAGTTTACGGCATTCCTGACAATATCGTCGGTGGTAAAGGCGACCAACAATCATCACTTGATATGTCAATGAACGTCTATGCTAAAGCAGTAGCGAGATACTTGAGACCATTTGTTAGTGAACTAAGCAATAAGCTTGGGTGTGACATTGATTCGGACATTTTCCCAGCGGTTGACCCAACAGGTTCAAACTACATCAAGCGTGTCAGTGAACTAGTAAAAAATGGTGTTGTTGCTCAAAATCAAGGCTTGTATATGCTACAACAGGCTGAGATTGTTCCTAAAGAATTGCCGAAAGGTGAAAATCTTAACCCTACTAAAACAGTGAAAGGGGGTGATGAAAATAGCTAAAATCGATATTAAAGGTGATATTGTTTCTAATGATGTCGGTGAATTTTATGAATGGTTTGGAATGTCTAGTACATATCCTAAAAAAATTCAACAAGCAATTTTAGACAATGAAGATGACGAAATTGTTCTGGATATCGCTTCGAACGGCGGTGATGTATTCGCAGCAAGCGAAATATACACAATGCTTAGAGATAGTCAAAAAAATATCGTTGTTAACATTCAAGGTTTAGCTGCTAGTGCTGCTAGTGTCATTGCGATGGCTGGAAATACCGTTCGAATGTCACCGACAAGTCAACTTATGATTCATAAAGCTTCGGTTTCTACAGTCGGAAACAGTGACGATTTAGAGCACGAATCAGAAGTCTTAAACGGCATTGATGAATCAATCGCTATGGCTTACGAGCTTAAAACAGGCATGAAACAGACAGATATTTTACAACTTATGTCAAATGAAACTTGGATGAATGCAAAAGTTGCAGTTGACAAAGGCTTTGCGGACGAAATCATGTTCAATGAATCCGATGATGAGCCAATCTTTGAAAATGCCATTCACGCTTTGCCAAGCAAAGCAGCAATCAATAAATTCAAGAATTTGATTGCTAAAGAAAAATTGAATAAACAACCAAGTCAGCCTGTTAACTCAGTACGAGAACGCAAGCTGGCTATTTTATTGGACAAAAAAGGAGAAAATTAATGGATATTAACACACTTAACAATCTTTGGATTGAAGCAGGTCACAACGTGGAAGACCTTAACGAACAGATTAACAACGCTTTGAATGACGACAATTTCTCAGCAGAAGCATTTTCTGATTTGAAAGACAAACGCGATAACGCTAAAGTTCGCCGTGATGCTTTGAAAGAACAATTGGTTGAAGCGCAAGCAATTGCTGCAATCGAAACACCAAAAGCACCGCTTAATGATGAAGAATTGGAAATCAAAGACCAATTTGTCAATGACTTCAAAAACTTAGTCTATGGTAATTACACACAAATTAAAAACATGGTTTCATCAGACGAAACAGATGGTGCTGGACATGCTGGTTTGACTATTCCAAAAGATATTCAAACAACAATCCACACTTTAGTTCGTCAATATGATTCTTTGCAAGAATACGTCAACGTAGAATCTGTTACAACAGCATCAGGTAGCCGTGTTTACGAAAAATGGGCTGATATTACAGCACTTGCTGAAATTGACACAGAAGGTGCGAAAATTGGCGATAACGATGACCCTCAATTGACTACAGTTAAATACCTCATCAAACGTTATGCAGGTATCACAACAATTACTAACTCACTTCTTAAAGATACAGCTGAAAACATCATTGCTTGGTTGTCAAGTTGGATTGCCAAAAAAGTTGTTGTTACTCGCAACACTAAAATCATTGCAGCAATTGATAAATTACCAACTAAACCAACACTTGCTAAATGGGATGACATCATCGACCTTGAAGCAAAAGTTGACCCAGCTATTAAACCAACATCAATGTTTTTAACCAATACATCAGGATTCACAGCACTTAAGAAAGTTAAAGACGCTATGGGTAACTATTTAATGCAACGTGACGTTCAATCACCAACTGGTTATATGATTGATGGTTTCCCAGTTAAAGAAGTTGCTGATCGCTGGTTGCCTGATAAATCTAGTGCGCACCCACTTTATTTCGGTGATTTGAAACAAGCTGTCACTTTGTTTGACCGTGAAAATATGTCATTGCTTGCTACAAATATTGGTGCTGGTGCGTTTGAAACGGACACTACTAAAATCCGCGTAATCGACCGATTTGACGTTCAAACAGTTGATGGTGAAGCGTTCGTTCCTGCATCATTTACAGCAATTGCAGACCAAACAGCAAACTTTGCAGCAGCTGCCAAAGCATAAGGAGATAGCAGATGAGCGTTACCAAAGATGAAATTATGCTGGCTTTAAACATCGATGAAAGCGATGATACAGCGCTTATCCCAGCATATATCACAACAGCTGAAATATATGTCAAGAATGCTGTCGGTAACGCTGACGGCTTTTTTGAGCAAGAGAACGTCAAGCCACTTTACGACACAGCAGTGCTTGCACTAGCAAGCTCGTATTACACGTACAGAGTGGCTTTAACAGATACTATGACTTATCCTATTGATTTGACTTTGAACAGTGTTATAGGCCAATTGCGTGGCTTGTATGCTGTTTATTGCGAGGGGTGATGTAAATGGCTAGAAAACAGTACAAGCCAACAGACTTTAGAAATAAAGCTGAGTTTGGCACTTACGAATCGGTAGCTAATCCATTTACAGGTGTTAGCGTGCCTAAATTCGTACCAAGATTTACACTCCATTACAAACCGCACACACGCACACTGAATCAGCAATATTTAGCGATTTCAGCGGGTGAAAGTGAATCGAGGGTAATTGTCATAAGGCACAATTCAAAGGTGGCAGAAGGGCAATCTGTACGAATAAACGGCGTTATTTACAATGTCGATAAAATTAGTCCTGACGAAAACTTTGGATTAAACAGATATGACTTTGTGACGTTGAAAAAATCAGAGAAGGTAGGTAAGTAGCTGTGGTAGGTTTGGATAAAGCTTTGGAAGAATGGTTGGGAACAGTTCAAAATATTGGAAATTTATCGCTTGCGGAACAATCTCGGATAACTCAGGCAGGGGCAGAAGTTTTCAAAGATGAACTGGCTAAAGTCACGAAAGAAAAGCACTATTCTAACCACAAAAACCCAAAATATGGGCACATGGCAGATAGCTTATCTATCCAAAAAACGAGCGTAGATGGGCAAAGAAACGGTAAAGCAACCGTTGGTTGGAAAAATCGTTTTCATGCTCAAAATGCTAGACGTTTGAACGACGGTACGAAGAAATATCAAGCAGACCACTTTGTAACAAAAGTGCAGAATGACAGCACCGTTCAAAAGAAAGTGCTGTTAGCTGAAAAAGCAGAATATGACAAAATCATGCGAAGGAAAGGAGCTAAGTGATGTTAGCAACACTAGAACTAAAGAACTTAATTGATGGTAAAGGATTTGGTGAAATAAGCGAAGTATATGCAAACAACTTGCCAAGAGAAGTTCAAGAAAATACTGATAAGACAATTGTGTTGCTACAAGAATCTGACGCCTTTCTTGGTATGTTTGGCAATGACAGCTTTTTCGGCAAAACGAATCAAATTGAAGTCCAGATTTTCTATAAGCTAGATATTGATTTTGATTTAGACGAATTTGAAACAAGATTGATGAAGTTTCTTGTTTCGGAACATTACAAAATAACAGATATTAGAGAGCACACATTAGACCCCGATACATTACAAATGACGGCGGTCTTTTATGTTGCTCACGAAAAAATAATTTAATAAAAAGGAGAATAATTACATGGCAATTGTCGGTTTAAAAATGGTGACACTAGCACTAGTAGATCCAAAAACACAACAGCTTATTAAAGGTGAGCAAGGGCTTTCTACTAATGGTATTTTAGAAGTCGATAGCTCAATGCTTGGTACAAAAACAGCGAATATTTCAAACATGGAAGGTTCAGCTACTAAAATTTCAGGAAACAACGCAGTGCAAGACGTTCTAATCGCACCAGGTTCACCAACAGTAGCACTTGACTTCAATAACTTGGACTTTGAAATCAAGCAAAAGCTTTTGGGCTATCGTTCAGACACAAAAGGTGGATATACACTCTCTGGCGATAAACCTCACGTAGCAATGCTGATTGAAACTGAAACACTTGACCGCGCAAACTCTGTATACTTTGGTTTTGCCAATGGTATTATGCAAGAAAACGCTCAAAACGTGGCTACTGACACGGATACAGCACAAACACGTAACGATGACAACATGACTTACAACGCTCTATCTGCTAAAGCATTCAACGGCGAACCACTTAAGAAATACTTCTCTGGTGCATCTGGATTCCAAAAAGCTAACATGCTTAAAGAAGTTTTCGGTGGTTACACAGCTGCAGCTGTCCCAGGAGTAGGGGGCTAGGAGGCGCCTAATTTTTGTTAGGTTGGATTTAAAATCCAGCCTTTTATTTTTTTAAGTTAAGGAGAGAGACAATGGAAGTTAAAACAATCGTTATCCCAGAGCTACAAAAGAAAGCATTTGAAGTACACACAAGTATCCGCAACATGAAACGCATGTTCGCTTATCAGCTAGCTGTTGCTAAAGTGAGCGATGGCCTCGATGGAGATGATGTGGTTAGCCAAATCGAAGCTAGTCTTAAAGGCTTGGATGAAACACTTGCATTCATTCGTGCAGTGCTAAACCTTGATGATGACGCTTATGAGAAATTACTTGATTTGGACAGCGAACGTGTTCAAAAGATTTCTGAACAAATCACTGGATATATGCTTGGCTTGAACGATGAACAACTAGAAGGCGCTAAAGACCCAAAAGAATAAAATCTGTTGGAGAGCAGGTCTTTGAACTTGAAAACAGAATTGAGGACTTGAAGTTAATCATTAAACAAGCGCTCATTAACTTTGGCTGGACGTTGGACGAGTGTAATGACACTGACTATTATGAGTTGATGTCCATCATGAGTGCAAAAGAAGTAGAAGATAGGGTTGTTGACCCATTGTCCCTTATTTGATTTTTTGAGGAAAGGAGGAAATAATGGCAAACAAAATACAAGCTACTATGTCCACTGAAATCGCTTTGGACACGTTGCAAGCTGGTAACTCTATCAAGCGACTAACACAGTTAGTTAGTAGTGCTACAAGCGCTTGGAAAGCGCAAGAGGCGCAGTTAAAAAGTGCCGGGGACACTTTAGGTGCAGCACAAGCTAAGTATGAAGGTTTGGGGGATGCGATTAAGCGCCAACAAGCTAAAATCGAAAGTTTGAAGCGTGAGCAATCAGACTTAAAAGGCAATACCGCCGAAACTGCTGAACAATACCTAAAATACCAACGTCAAATCGACCAAGCGACGGCAAAATTGGCGTCAATGGAAAGTCAACAGCAAAGAGCGAAGTCTAGCCTTGATTATTACAAGTCTGGTTTAGCTGGTCTGCAACAGCAATTTAGACAGCAGAACGAAGCTTCTGAAACATATATTAAACGGCTTCAAGCCGAAGGCAAAGAGAATGAAGCCAACGCGGAAAAGTCTAAGCTTCTAAAAAATTCGATCGAAAACCTCACGAATCAATACAAGATTCAAGAGAACATGCTTGAAAAAGTCGCTGCTGAGTCTGGAAAGACAAGCGATAGATACCTTCTTCAAAAGAAACGCTTGGACGAAACGGCTACAAGCTTAGCTAATGCTAAAAATGAACAAGATAAGCTTAATGAAGAGTTCCGAAAAGCTAATCCAACATTTTTCGACAAAATAAGAGCGAAAGCCAAAGAGTCTGCTGACAGCATGCAAGAACTCGCTGAAAAGGCGACACATACTAACTCGATTTTGGGTTCTTTCCGTGAAAAGCTATCGTTTGGTGCTATAGCTGGCTTAGGAGTGAGCGCCATTCAAAGCATCGGTAGTGCTATGAACAACATGACTGGCGAAGTCATGAACACTTCAGACGCGATTGAAAAGTTCCAATCAACAATGAACTTCGCTGGTAAGACGAAAGAGGAAACTGAAGAAGCCACTAAACTCTTTAAAAAATATGCAGATGATACTGTATACGACTTGAACGACATCACTAACACTGGTGCGCAACTAGCCGCGAACGGCATCAATAGTTATAAAGAACTTGCGATTGCTGCAGGTAACCTAAACGCCGTAGCCGGTGGTAATGCAGATACTTTCAAATCAGTCGGTATGGTACTTACGCAAACGGCAGGTGCTGGTAAGTTAACCACTGAAAACTGGAACCAAATGGCTGATGCCATTCCTGGTGCTTCTGGTAAGTTGCAAGAAGCTTTGAAGAACATGAATGCTTACACTGGTGACTTCCGTGACGCGATGGCTGACGGACAAATCTCAGCGGAAGAATTCTTAAAAGCCATTCAAGATTTAGGCTCAACTGATGCAGCCGAAGAAGCCGCACGATCAACAAAGACTTTTGAAGGTGCAATCGGTAACTTAGAAGCAACGGTAACCACTGGTATGACGAATGTTCTTGACGCTTTCGGCAAAGAAAAGGTCACAGGCACTATCACCAAATTCGGAGACATTGTTGCTAAAGCGTTTGAGAAAGTCGCTGATGGTGTCAAATGGATGAAAGACAACATGGGCATCATCGAAGCTGGTCCACTTGGACGATTCGTGGATACTGTTAAATCGGCCTTTGGCCAAGTAGTTGATTCCTTCAATAAAGGTAAGGGCGCAATCGGGGAATTCTTAGGAAAGCTTGGAACTGTTGGCTTAAACTTTAGCAATACCGTTTGGCAAGTTATGGCTGACGCAGTCACGGGAATTTCAAAAGGCTTCGAGAGCATTTCAAGAAACATGAAAGATTCTGAATCGCCAATGAATGCTTTCAAGAGCGGATTCGAAAAAATTGTCAGCTTGTCAGACAAGTTCTTCAGGTATATATCAAGTCACACTAAAGATATTACTCAAATCGTCTCAAGTGTGACAGAAATTGTAGGCCTATTCGCTCAAGGAGTTTGGGACACTGTATCAGATGCGATCAAAGAGATTGGAAAAGGATTCTCTGCAATCTTTAAGGACAGCAAAAAATCATTTGACCCAATTTCAAAACTTTCTGGCGCTGTCCAAGAACTCGCCAAACATAGAGACGCTATTAAAGCCCTTGGTGCAGTGTTTGCAACGTACTTTATTGGCTCGAAAGTAATCGCCGGATTTAATGCAGCTAGTACCGCTATTAAGACGATGGCTGGTAACATTGTAACGAGCTTTAACGCTATAAAAGGGGCAGTGGTGGCTAACCCGTTTCTTATCGTGGCTGTCGCTATCACGGCTTTGGTCGCAGGATTTGTTGAGCTTTACAAGCATAACAAAAAATTCCGAGATTTCTGTAACGGTATCGCAAAATCGGTCAAAGACGGTATTGGCGGTGCTATCAAGTGGTTAAAAGATAAGTTTAGTGACTTGTCTAAAGGCTGGGGCAATTTCAAAAAGTCAATTTCAAAAGGAACAGACAACGTTGTCAAAACCATCAAAAACGGTGCTAAAAAAGTCGGAGATTTCTTTGTAAATGTCGGAAAGACTATTAAGAACGTCATGACAACTATCGGAAAAATCCTAATCTTTGCCAACCCAGTAGTTCTTGGCTTCGCTTTAGTGTACAAAGAAAGCGCAAAATTCCGCAAGTTCGTTAAAGATATTGTTAACATTGCTGGAGACCTTAAAAAAGGTCTTAGTAAAAAGGTTGACGAGATCAAAAAAGATGTTGGAAAAACTTGGGATAACCTCAAGAAATCGACAGCAAAAACTTGGGACGGTATCAAAGATGACACGCATAAAAGTGTATCTAAACTAGCTGAGAACGTTAAAGATACACATGATAAAATCCATGACAGATGGTCTAAGACTTGGAATAAGTCAAAAGACTTCCTATCTGATCGTTGGGACGATATCAACAAAACTACAGAGAAGAAATTCGGCAAGAATTTGAAAGATTTGATTTTCGGCAAATTAGACGAAATCGGTAACAAATTCAAAGACACTTGGAACGGCATTAAAGACGGCTTCCGCGATATGTGGAATGGCTTGAAAGAGTTAGCTGGTAATGGTATTAATGCAGTTATCAAAATCCCGAACGATGGGATTGATGGCATCAACAGTCTAATCCACGACTTCGGTGGACCGAAGAACGCAATCGGTAAAATTCCTAAAGTTAAATTCGCTAATGGTACAGGTTTCTTTAATGGTTATCGAAATGCAATCACAAGACCAACACTCGCTACACTGAATGACGGTAATGACAGCCCAGAGACTAACAACCAAGAGATGGTTATTTTGCCAAACGGCAAGGCAATCTTGCCACAAGGAAGGAACGTTCAAATGCTCCTCCCAGCCGGTGCAGAGGTATTGAACGCCAGTGAGCTTGCAATGCTTGCAGGATTAAATAATCGTCAAGCATTCGCCAAAGGAACAGGCTTCTGGTCTAAGATTTGGAATACAGCCACAGATGTAGCCGGCTCTGTTTGGGACGGTTTGAAAGACGGTGTTGACAAGTTCACTAAAATGTTGAGTTTCATCACTGACGCTGTCACTCACCCAATTGATACGCTAGCTAAGAAATTCAATCCAAAATCTGATAATTTGGACGGAATGTTCAAACATCTAGGTAATGCGCTTTACAAGAAACCAGTTGAGAACGCTCAGAACTGGTGGAAAGAGCTTTGGAATATGGCAAACGAGAAAGCTTCACCAGAAGTTCAGGCTGGTGCTATTGGGGACGATTACCAATTTAAAGATAGAGCAGCCGACAGCGGAGTTGACCCATGGGGCTACTATTTTAAAGAATGTGTGTCTTTTGTGGCATCACGTTTGGCTAACCAAGGCGTTAACCCAAGGCTATTCAGTCATTTGGGTAATGGTAACATGTGGCTTAATGCCCCTGTTCCGCGCAGCAGCACACCTCGTCCTGGTATGGTTGCGGTTTATGCTAAGAACGGACAAAACCACGTTTCAACAGTATCTGGCGTTTCTGGTGATACGTTCTCAGGGGAAGAATACAACTATGCTGGTAGCCATGCTTATCACGCTTTTTCTGGACGTCCAATTTCTCAAATTGATACGTTCCTTGATTTTGGGGTACACGTTGCGGACAAAGCAAAAGAAGAAAATTCACCACTTCGCAAACTTATCAAGAATCAAGTTGGCGGAATGTTTGATTGGATTGCTAAAATGTTAGCGCCATTGAATATGGCAAGCAGTCTGGACAACCCGCAAGGAGGTTCAGTAGAACGTTGGCGTAGCTACGTCGAAAAAGCTTTGAAAGCTAACGGTATCGAGCCAACAGCCTTCCGAGTTTCTAAAATTTTGGAAACAATCAGACGTGAATCAAACGGAGATCCAAACGCTATCAACAATTGGGATAGTAATGCTATGGCAGGCCATCCATCTATTGGACTTATGCAAACCATCGGGCCAACATTTGAAGCATACAAACACGCTGGTCACAATAATATTCGCAACGGATATGATAACTTGCTTGCCGCTATTAATTACATCAAACACCGCTATGGTACATCTGACGCAGCCTTTAATCGTGTGGCTGCTTATGGTTATCGCAACGGTGGCTTAGTTGCAAACCACGGCGTGTACGAGTTGGCAGAGGAAAACAAACCAGAATATGTTATCCCAACGGATATTGCAAAAAGAGGCAGAGCTTGGCAGTTGCTTTCTGAAGCGGTGGCTAGATTTGCTGGCGAAGCGCCAGATGACCGCAATCAAAGTGCTAACGATGCATCAATTGCGAAGCTGGAAGCCAAGTTTGACACAGTTATCGGATTACTATCACAGCTTGTTTCAAAAGGCGACAGACCAATCGTTAATCACAACATCATTGACGGGCGAAGTGTTTCAAATGGCTTAGCGCCGTACATGCACGAAGCTACAAACTCTTATGAACAACGCCAAACGCTTTTAAACGGTGGAAGCATCATCTAGAAAGGAGGACAATTTTTTGGCAGGTATTTCTATTAAATACAACAATGTCAACTGGTTAGAAACTTTGAATGAGCTTAGCAACACTGGTCGCGCTACTGTCACTGATGTGAACAGAAATGTTGCCGCTAATTTTAACAACAACTATCAAGACCAAGGGATGCACAGATACGGGCAACAGTTCCTTTATAGCACGCTATTAGTTAAACAGATTTCAACTTCAATTAAGCTTGTCGGGAATCAAGCATTTTTCAATGAAGCGGCTGGTTTAATCGGCAAATTCCTGAATGTAACCGAGCCTAAAAAGCTTGCTTTCAGCGATGAACCTGATAAGGTTTGGGAAGCAATCGCAAGTGGCCAACCTGCGCTAGCGGTTGATAACAGCACATCGCCAGCAACCGCTACAATCACAGTTACCTTTGATGTTCCTAAGTCATACTCTGAAGGTCAGACCAAATGTTTAGTTGATACCAGCAGCAGTAGTAAGTACGGCACAATCACTAAGATTGCTAACGACCACTTCAAAATCAAGCTGAATAATCTCGGTTCAGCAGTAGCTTATCCGAAATTTAAAATCAAGCACAATTCGGAAAATGGTTGGGTCGGTATTGTCAAAAGTGCTACAGAAACCTACGAAATCGGTAACCCTGAAGAAGCAGACGGAAAGAATATCAAGAAATCAGAAATCCTATTCGACTATGTTTCTAACAACCGAATCACCACAGGACTTCAAGAAGGCGCTAAGAACGTTGCTATTTTGAATGACAATACTCAAGACATTAACGGAACGCTTGCTATCGATAACGCGTGGGGTCGACCTCATATCGCCTTAGCTGATAAAGGCCCCGGCACCAAAGGGAACAGAGGTGCTTCGATTACTTGGGAAATTCCAGCTGATAGCAACGGCGAAAAAGGTGCATTAAACGAATATTTCTGGTGGCGCCAAATCTTTTGGCTCGGTTCGGCCAACCAGTATGGTTTCATGAAAATCTGCGTTTCAGACACGAATGACAAGTTCCTATACGGAGTCGAAACATTCAAGCGTGCAGGTGGTCTCGGTTGCGAATACAATTTTATGGTTTCGGATGGCAAAGGTGGGTACCGTATGCCGTTGCGTTGGACATTCACAGGAACGCATTTGGATAGTCAAAATCCATTTAATGCAGAACGAGGCTGGTCAGATTTGCAACGACGAGACGATGAAATTCAAGTATTTTGGTGGGGGTCTTATCCACGAGTTAGAGTACCAGAAATTAAAGGACGTAAATCTGCTAAGATTCACGTCTTTTTTGGTGATATAGGCACGAGTCCACAAGTAACTCACATGTATTTAGATAGCATCGTTTACCGAAAGGATTATATAGACGGCTGGGAAGATATTCCGAATCGATATCGCATGGGTTCAGTGTTGGAGATCGATATGGCGAAAGGCAAAACTTATCTTGATAATCTTCCGACCATGGATGGTTTGGCTTACTTAGCTGAGCCATTTGGCCTTGACCCAGGTGAAAACGAGATAGATATATATTTTTCAAGTTGGATTACAAAAGATCCAGATATAGAGGTTAGTTGGTACGAAAGGAGTGTTTAAACATGCAGATTTGGATTCATGACAGTAAAATGAGAAAAATCACTGCGTTAAATAATGACATTCCAGACATGCTATCTTACTCAAATAGCGCATGGCATCCCTACCTTGATCAAGCCACGAGCACATTTGACTTCACAATTCCAAAGTTCTCAAACGGCGAATTGCATGAGGACATCAAGCTTATCAATGATGAGTGCTTTGTATCGTTTTATGTGAACGGTTCTTATCAAGTGTTTTATATCGCTACACTACAAGAAGACGATTTCCATATTCAGCTGACATGTAATAATACCAATCTTGAATACGCGCTAGAATATGCTAATCCATTCAACAGCAGTAGCGCTCAATCGATTGAATGGTATTTGAATCACATGGAATTGTTATCATTCGCAGCTGTCGAAATCGGGATTAACGAGGTTTCAGATAGAAAGCGTACATTAACATTCGATTCACAAGAAACAAAGATGAATCGTTTACAATCGCTAATGTCTAACTTTGATGCAGAGTTTGAATTCAAAACTGAGCTTAACCGAGACGGCACATACAAACGCATTGCTATTAACATCTATCAAAAAGACGGCATCGGCACAGACCGTAAAGACGTAGTTTTATACTATTCAAACGGCTTAAAAGGCGTGCAAGTTAGCAGCGATAAAACGCAGATGTTTAACGCAGGTGTGTTTGACGGAAAAAATGGTGTGAACTTAGCTAACGTTGAGTTTTCCGAAAAAAATGCTGACGGCGTTGAAGAGTTCTATAGTAGAAAAGGGGATATCTTCGTATATGCACCACTTTCAATGCAGCGCTACCCAGCTACTATGAGGCCTGACGGACAAGATAACTGGATTCGAAAGGATTTTCAGACTGAATACGAGAATGTCAATGATTTGAAAGCTTATGCACTACGCACACTAAAACAATACGCTTATCCGCTAGTAACTTACACAGCAAGCGTACAATCTGGTTTCGTTAGTCAGTATACTGATTTAAAGCTTGGCGACACCATTCGGATCATTGATAAGAACTTTGTAGATGGTTTAGCGCTTGAAGCACGAGTGTCAGAAATGATTATCAGTTTTGATAATCCAGCTAACAATTCGTTTGTCTTCACGAATTACCGAAAACTTGATAACAAGCCATCACCTGCTCTACAAACACGTATTGAACAGGCAGTTGAAAGTAAGCTGCCTTACCGTATTGAGCTAGCGACAACGGGTGGAGTTACCTTTAAAAATAACGAAGGTGAAACGATTGTTAAACCGTCGTTGTATAAAGGTAATCTCCCTTATACCACTGATGTAACGTGGCGCTGGGCTTTGGACGGCGTGGTCACGGTTGGAATGCAATACCGTGTCCAAGCTAAAGACATCACTGACACAGCGGTTTTAACCGTCTCGGGCTATGTCGGAAATACTGAAGTAGCCACTACGGAAATCACTCTTACCAATGTCAACGATGGACCTCAAGGTCCACAAGGACCAAAAGGCGATAAAGGCGATAAAGGCGAGGATGGTATCGCAGGTAAGGACGGTGTTGGCTTAAAATCTACTGTTGTCACTTATGGTTTGAGTACGTCAGAAACCACAAAGCCGATAACGTGGTATGCTCAAGTTCCAACACTAACCAAAGGTAACTACTTATGGACTAAAACGGTATGGACTTATACCGATAACACTTCAGAGACTGGTTACCAAAAAACATATATCGCTAGAGATGGTAACGATGGGAATGATGGTATTCCCGGTAAAGACGGTGTAGGAATCAAGTCGACCACAATCACTTATACGGGTTCAACTTCTGGCACGACCAAGCCGACCAGCGGGTGGAGTAGCACTATCCCAAGTGTACCCGCTGGTCAGTACCTTTGGACAAAAACCGTATGGACTTACACAGACGGGACTAGCGAGACTGGTTACTCCGTTGCTAAAATGGGTGCTCAAGGTCCACAAGGTCCTCAAGGGGAACGAGGCCCACAAGGGGAGCAAGGTCCAAAAGGGGATAAAGGTGAGGATGGTATCGCAGGTAAGGACGGTGTTGGCTTAAAATCAACACTTGTTACTTATGGAATAAGTGCATCTGAAACTACACAACCAAGTGGCTGGAGTACTCAAGTACCAACACTGACAAAAGGTAATTACTTATGGACTAAGACTATTTGGACTTATACAGATAATACTAGTGAAACTGGCTACCAAAAAACTTACATTGCAAGAGATGGTAATAATGGAAATGATGGTTTACCTGGTAAGGATGGCGTAGGTATCAAGTCAACGACTATCACTTATGCAAGCTCAACTTCTGGCACAACTAAGCCTACAAGTGGCTGGTCTAGCACTATTCCAAGCGTTCCAGCAGGTAATTATCTGTGGACTAAGACGGTTTGGACGTACACGGACAATACTAGCGAAACTGGCTATTCCGTTGCGAAAATGGGTGAGACTGGCGCCAAAGGAGACAGAGGTCCGCAAGGTATCCAAGGCTTGCAAGGCCCTAAAGGAGACCAAGGTATCCAAGGACCAAAGGGCGCTGACGGTAAGGCACAGTACACGCATATCGCTTATGCTGATAATGCAACCGGCGGTGGTTTTAGTCAGACAGACCAGAATAAAGCATATATCGGTATGTACGTAGATTTCACCGCAACAGATAGCAACGACCCGACTAGATATAAGTGGACTAAGTGGAAAGGTTCCGATGGTGCACAAGGTATACCTGGACCAAAAGGAGCAGACGGTAAGACGCCATATATTCATTTCGCCTATGCTGATGACAACAAAGGTACTAACTTTAGCTTAACCGATAAAAACCAGAGATATCAAGGTTACTACAGCGACTACACAGAAGCAGATAGTACAGACTACAGAAGATATAAGTGGGTCGATAGGCTGGCAAATGTGCAGGTTGGAACAGTTAATCTCATTAAAGGTACTGGTTCAGCCTTCGTCATGGGATACGGAATCACAAATACTACTTGGAACGAAACTAAAAAACAAACCATTTTAGATTTTTCGGCTCCTGGGGTTAGACGAGATATCTCAAGTGAGATTCTACCACAAGGTAATAAGTTCAATGTTTTTAAACCGATAAAAGGGATGACTTACACACAATCAATCATGATTGACACAGATGCAACGTTTGAGCCGAATGGGCAAGCAATGTGTACTTGGTTTGCAAGTAAGGGTCATAATTTTCAAAAAGCTTACATTAAGAAGGTTGGGGACCACACCTATCAAGTATGGTCAACATATACGTGGAATTTGGACGACGTTGTTCTTCGTGCATTTGACTGGTGCAACTTACATAATATTTTGCTATTTCGAACAACAGGTACATACTTAGCGTTTTATAAACCAAAAATGACAACTGGTAATCTACCAAGTGACTGGGAAGCTGCACCTGAAGATATTCAAGACCAGATAGACGACAAAGCAGACCAAGAACTCACGCAAGAACAACTCAATGCCCTTGCTGAAAAGAATGCTCTTATTCAAGCTGAAATGGAAGCAAAAGCGAGCATTGATACAGTGAACCAATGGATAACCGCTTATCAAAACTATGTCAATGCTAACAACGCAGACAAAAAGAAATCCGAGCAAGCATTGCAAGATGCATCAAACCGCTTGTTACAAGTCCAGTATGATGTTAAAGATCTCAAACAACAATGGGATTTCATTGATACGTACATGAGTGTTCAAAATGAAGGTCTGATTATCGGTAAAAAGGATGGTTCAGCCTATGCTAAATTTAGCAATGACAGAATTAGTTTATTCTCGGGAAATAGCGAAGTAATGTATATTTCTCAAGGTACATTAAACATCGCAAACGGTATTTTCACTAAAACAATCCAGATCGGACGTTTCCGCTTTGAAACACACCCAGCAGATGCCGACATGCTGGTAATAAGGTATTTAGGAGGATGATATGGCAACAGCTACATTTAGCGGCCAATATGGACATAATATGACACTTGAAGTCTGGTCTGATTGGAACAGGCAAGACATAGCAAACAACAGGTCAACTGTTAATGTCCAAGCACGACTTCGATCCAATGGATACGCGAGCGTGTGGGGAGTAACAGCACCTGTAACTGTTACAGTTAATGGGCATAGTGAGTCATCTAATGCTACTATCAATATCGGTACAAACTCATCTTTGCTTTTTTACGGTAAAGACTTCGTTGTACCTCACAACGGCGATGGAACGAAAACAGTTGGTATTAAACTCTCTATAGGTTTAAATGTAGGTGGATACGGAAGTTCAATGGTTGCTTTCGATTTACCCCTACCTACAATTGCCAGAGCTAGTACCGGGAGTGTGACAGCTACGGAGCTTGGACAGACAGCCACTATTAACATTGACCGCAAAAGCAGTTCATTCAAGCATACTTTAAGATATGATTGGAATGGTAGAACAGGGACAATTGCAAGCAATGTCGATACGTCATACAGATGGACTTTACCACTTGATTTTGCCAGTGCGATCCCCAATGCAACTTCGAGTTGGGGTCGTGTGTTCATCGATACTTACAATGGTGGTACGAAAATTGGCACGAAGGAAGCGACATTTAATGCAAATGTACCGGCTAGTATTAAACCAACGCTTGGTAGTATAACGCTGACAGATAGTAATACAACGGTTAAAAACTTGTTGGGTAAAGCTAATACATTCGTCCAAGTGATGTCAAATATCCAAGTAGCATTCAATAATGCTAGTGGTTCTTATGGTTCAACGATTTCAAGTTATCGTGCTGAAATTGTTGGCAAAAACCAAAGTACAAAATCAAACAATGGTCTGCTTGGCATAATGAACTTTAATGGTAAGGTGACTATTCGGGCATACATAACAGATAGTAGAGGGCGAACGTCAAACACAGTTGATGTTCAAGCTAATGTTATCAATTATTTCACCCCGCAGTTGTCATTCTCTGCTCAACGCAGCGGATCTACTAGCACGACTGTAACAGTTACAAGAAATGCTAGGATAGCCCCTTTAACAATCGGCGGAAGTCAAAAGAACAGAATGACGATATCATTTAAGTACAAGGAGCATTCAGCTAGTAACTACACGATTGACACAGGAAGTGCTAGTGGGACGTGGACAACAATGTCAGAATTGGTTAACTCCTCAGCAAATCTTGGCGCATCATTTAGTGTATTGAAATCCTATGATTTGATTGGTGTTATCAGTGATAATTTTACATCATATGAGTATAAGATATCTCTGGGTACAGAGAGATACCCACTGGCTATCAGACCAGATAGAATAGGATTTGGAAAAACACCTGAACAAGGCGGTGTAGTTGATAGTGCATGGAGATTTTATTACAATAACAAATCTATCCAGCACCACAAACTAACCTCTGACGATGGACGTTCACCTTACAATGCATCTGGTGCAGTTGACCTTAATACAAAGACAGTCAATAGCTTCTTTTCATGTAATGCGCCAGTAAATGGACCAATTGTCAGAACGGGGTTGAATGAGTTTTATGTCTCGGTCTACTCTGAAAGTGATAAGTACTTATCGCAACAAGCTATCCAGAAAAACAGCGGCCGTATGTTCACAAGGACAAGACACAACAATGCGTGGACAGCATGGATTGAATACGCCCCATTAAATAGTGTTGCCGAGTTCACTGCAGTTAACCAGACTAGAGTGTATACAGCTACTATCAATGGACCATATGGTTTAAATGCCAAAGCAACTCGGTGTGGCAATATCGTTAACTTATCATTAGATTGTATATATAGGCAGACGCATCAAGTTAGTGGTAAAGCTGCTGAAACTATTCCAGTCGGTTGGAGACCAACAACCCCTCAAATTATTACACTTACAGGACATGCTGGGGGTGGAGCGGGTACCCAAAACTGGGCTGATAGTTTCGTAGATTTAAAATACAATACAGATGGTAGTATAAATTTTACGGCTATAACGAAAGCTAACCCGTTAGGTATGATTGGTTCTATTACATGGATAACCACAGACCCATTCCCAAGTTAATGAAAGGAAAGAATTATGGATTTAACATTTACTTCAAAATTACAAGAATTTGACATAGATGGTTCGGTTAAAGGTACTAGAGTAGTTTTGTCAAACGATGAAGGCGCAATTTACCCAGTTTCGTTAGAACCTGACAAGATTGAACTATCTAACTCTGAACTAGAAGAACTAGCTCTTAATATTATTTATCAAAAGAATTTCCGTGATAAATACGAAAATGAGAAATTTAAAGAATTTAATGAGAAAATTGCTAAGTATGAAGAATTAATTAACACAATGAAGCTGTCTATGGAAGAATCAGACAAGATGCTCCAATTAGCAACAGCTACATTGAATGAATTAATTGGCCATATGTACCCCGACGAAGGTGCTACCGGTGGTACTACTGGTGGAGCTACCGATGGTGCTACTGAAGGTACTACAGATGAAACTACTAAAGAAAATTAAAAATACAATTATAGGAGGAAGAATGATGATGATTAATTATTTCGCAATGCAAATTGAACTAGGTTGGATTACTATTGAAGCTGTACCAAAACGCTTCCGTAAACAAGTACAAGAACTCTTAGATTTGTCACACGCAGGCTTGCAAGACGAAAAAACTGCCGAATAAGGCTTAGGAAGTGTGAGGGGATTATGCGTAACGAATTTTTATCAGGAATTTTCTCGTTGGTTGCCAGTCTGGTCGGTACTTTTGGCGGTATTATCACTAGTACCAAACTGATTAACTATCAAATCAACGAATTAAAAAAACGCGTTGATAAGCACAATAATGTGATCGAGCGTACCTTTAAATTAGAAGAACATAGCAGGTATGTCGATGAACGCCTCGCACGTCTGGAAAGCGAGGTTGAGAAATGAAAAATTATTTTGAAAAATTGGGAATCAAAGTT